CTGAAAAAAGTAAAGACCGCCACCCTCACCCCCGGCTGCTGGATCTACGTCTGTCCCTGTGGTTTCAGGTACACCGTCTGCCGGGTGGTGAGGACTTCGAGCAAGTGGATGGTCTATTGTTTTAAATGCAAACAACAAACAGGAAAATATTACAAAGTCATGGACGAACGATTGGAATTTGAAGAGAACTTCAATGGCAAGTTGAACTGCCGCTGTTTCACGACGATCCGTCTGCATCATCCGGTCAGGAATGCCATCGGGGCAGTGAAGCAAATCTATTTGAAGGGTATATGGAAAGGTAATGCGAAAATCTTGCAAGCCTCGACCATCACACTCGACCGTATCAACCTCCCGATAGCGAAGCTCGACTCGGGTCTCATGCCCGAAGAATGCCGACGGTTGATCCGTAACCTCTATCGGAACCGCCCCGGCATCAACTGGGAGGCACAACAGTTGGACTACCTCCTTTTGGAATATATCAACGAATCAAAAGAACCTAAATTATTTTAAGATGAAAAAGAAGAAACAATCCTGTGCCGCCAATCGGCACAAATGCCGCCCGGTCTTTCTGATCGAGCAGGAGCTGCGTGAGACGATGAATGATGCCGCCTCCTGTCTCCGAAACCGGAACTACGCCCGCCATCAGCAGGCCATGCAGCGCATAGCACGTTTGAAAAAGGAGCTTGAAGACTCCCGGATCGACCAACAGTTCCACGACGACAACCGCAATATGGATCGAGCCGAACGGGCTTTTTTCGGTAAGATCCTGCACTTGTCGCTCAACGAGGCCGACCTGGCGATCTATCATATCGAGATGTTTTTTGCCTACTTCAGCGACCGAGGCTTCAAGCCCGTCCCCGAATGGGAACACCGCAAGGGAGAACTGATCCGTGCTATCAAGGCTTATCGTGAGTTCGTGAGGGTATTCTTCGAGGGAGCCGACCTGCGCGTTGGCAATGAGCTGAACTTCATGAAGCTCCTTGATCTGATCTCAGACCGCTGCTTTACCGATCGTGAACGGGTCTATTACGACAAGTATGAAATCAAGGCAGCCAATAAAATGGAGGGCGGGGTATGATTATTGCAGTTGATTTTGACGGAACCCTCTCAATGGGGCCCTATCCTGAAATCGGGAATCCCAAACCATACGCGGTAGAGATGATGAACAAATTGAAGGACGATGGCCATTACATTATATTATGGACCTGTCGTCGGGGTGAGCGGCTGGAGGATGCTCTGAACTGGCTCTTGGAGCAAGGTATTCCCTTTGACCGCATCAATGCCCATGAACCGCAGAACCTCGCTCGCTATGGCGATGACCCCCGCAAGATTTATGCCCATTGCTACATCGATGACAAGCAGGTGGGCGGTCTGCCTACCTGGCCGGAGATTTATGAATATATAACGAATGAGGAAAGGAAATGGAAGGAGAATCTGAATAAAGTATAGGTATGAATAAAAAAATTTTTGGCTTAATAGGTCTGGTCGGTTACATATTGTTTCTTGCCGTCCTGGCTGCAGTGGCTTTTAAAATCAATTTTTGGCTTGGACTTCTTGTCGTCTCTGTCGAAATGATGGTTACATGGCTATTGTAGTAAAAGACAATAAGAACTAACACAACTAAAAAAAAATATGAGCGGAAAAAGATATTTCATAGTGTCATACAATTTTGGCAATGGCAAAGTACATGGTTCTGGGCAAACCACTTTTGTGACGGATGGATGCTACCTGAACAGACAGATAGCAATAGAGCAGATAGCATCTACACTTGAATGTGAAAATGCTGAGATTGTAATTTTGAATATTATTGAATTGCCTGAATCTGATTATAATGTTTGGAGTGCCCAAAAAACAAACTAAATATAATTGAGTCATGAAAACTATAAAGAATTTGACCGTAACGGTTACTTACACAGTAGGCTTAGAGGATATAGAAGTTCCAGAAGAAGTATATGATGATCTAATAGAAAACTACGATAGCGGAGCGTGGGAAGTTCCTGAAGATTCCATTGCGGCTGGATGGCTTGCTGATAACATCATAGAAAAAGATGCGATGAGTTGGAGTTATGAAATTGATGATTTAAAATAATATTTAAATATAATTGAGTGAACAGTTTGCAAAAATCAGTACGAATGCGTTGTTAGGATTACCAACATCCGCCACATAAGAACCATCTAATCCCGTAAATATCGTGATGCGTTGGTAGTACGTGTACAGATAGCAAACAGGCGTTGGGATAAAGCATTTGGCAAACATTCACTCTAAATAAGAAATAGTAGATATGAATACAGAATTTGAAAACATGGCTTTGCTGAATATAGAAGACTACAATGAGCTTAAAGCTAAAGCCGAAGCAACAGATGAGCAGATAAAGAAACAAGCCGAAGAAATGGCTAAGCCTGAAGTTGTCACATTGAAAGTGTGCTTTGATACATACGGATTATTATACAGTCCATATACTTGTGTTGGTGTTGAAATACCATTCTATGATGATAAAAAAATCAGAGATATGCTTAACAAAGCAAGTGCTGATATAATGAAATGGTGCGACAAAAATATGGTAAAATACAACAAAGAACTCAAAGAATCCAGATCTACAAAAAAACATTGCGAAGGACTAAGAAAGCATATCGCAAATCTCGAAAGGCGCCTCTTAAAGCATGCATTGGCAAACGTTATTTTATCTATTATATCAGTTGCGGCTATAATTGCTCTTTTCACATTAATTCAAAACTAAAAAAATATGAATTGAGAAAAATCAAGGCAATAGAATTTGATTCCAATGTCCGGTAATGGGTATACAAAAACTAGGTAAAATATTTACCTAGTCCGAAACCATGAAAGTTGCACGTGAATTGGCTGACTTTGTTCTTTGGGGATCTTCTTAAGTTCATACATCACAGAACTTACAGATTCGCTTATTTGTAGAGGATCAGATTTGCCTTTAAGATATAGAAATGAACCTAAACCTTCTGTATCTTCAATGATATAATCAATTAAGTTTATGTCAATAAGCATCTTCTTGAAAGATTTTTCACGATGAGAAAGTTCTATAAACTGTTTCATAAAGCAATATAATTTGGTTATAATACAAAAGTAATAAAAAGAGCGTTCTCTTCACTTTCTAAAAGGCAAAATTTGGTAACGCAACGTGATGAGACACTCTTACTAAAAAGCGAAAAGAAATGAATATATTATAAAGAAGTCAAGTAGCTTTAAAAAAGAATTTTAATATACTTTAGACAGCGATCTAAGATGAAAGATATAATCTTTTTGGGATGAATATCTATATTGTATTTCTCTCTTTTTGCCATTTTTATAAAATATTGGCATGCGCTTAAAACTTCAAGTCTTCTTTTATTTATTTCAAATACAGGATCAGGTATTAAATTAGAATCTGAATATGAATTTATCGTTGTTTTAAATATTGAATCATAGGACTTTAATAATTTAATAAACTTTTCTACTGTTTGAATAAGTTGATCTGGTGTCGTAAATTTTTGTGGTATGCTTAAATCTGAGAACTCATCTTCCATAATCAGAAAAATATCTCTCATGCATTGGATTATTTTTGGCGAATTGAGAAAATTTCCATATCCGTGATTTGACCTGTATTCTTTCATGGCTAAAAAATAATCCTCACTATGACTCCTTATGAAGTTTTGTAGATATTTTCGTGATTTCTCTATGTTATTCATATACGCGTTTATGTTTATTGATAGTTGCAAAGATAGAAATAACAATAAAATGAACTACAAATAATGAGTATCATATTGCTTTTTATGAAAAATCCATGTAACCAAAAGGGGATACATGGATTCAAAAAATGGCAACGTCCTACTCTTCCACAATTACGCAGTACCATTGGCGCTACAAGGCTTAACTTCTCTGTTCGGGATGGGAAGAGGTGGTTCCCTTGTGCTATGATCACCTTAATAAATCCAATTAGGCGGAACACCAGTTTAGTGTCCTTATGGAGGATTTTTCAACTTTTCTTTCCTCCTAGCATCAAAATGCTATCCACGTCAATTCGCAGAATAAGCGGTTGAATTAATTCAACGCTAGTACTAGAATATGGATAAACTTAAATAAAGTCTTCGTATCTAGTGTTATCGAAACTGTAATTTTTATGTTCAACATTGTTTTAATTATTAAAAGTAAATATTAAAACACCTAATTGAATCGAGACAAATATAGATATATAAATTTAATTATAAAGAGAATGACAAAAAAATTGTAGAAAGTATTTTTTGAATGCTGATTGGTGGTCTCTGCCCTGTCAAGTGCAATTCTATAAAAAGTTGAGCTACAGTTCGGTTTAATAAACATAAGAAAATAGCTCAAACCACGAAAAAATTGAATATAGCTCATGAGTATGAAAGATTATAGGACAAATCCCCAATGTTCTTCAATGTATCAAAGACACAGAAGGAAGAACAGGAAAAATCAAAAATAATCATTTTGGGAGTAAATATGGAAAGGGCGAGGGGAACAGGGGGGCGGATATGTTTTTGACTGGGAAAGAAGGTTATTCAATTGGAAATATGTAATTTTGCGATAAAGAGTTTGTGCCATCATGTCTAAGGGAAGAAACAAAAGATTGATATCGCTGCGCGATGAAACGCTGATACGCCGATATTACTACTGGACGGAGATCGAGCGCCGGCGGTTTGACGATGCCCTGAAGATCCTCTCCGAACAGGAGTTCTTCATCTCGGAAGCCCGCATCATGGCCATCATCCGTCAAAACTGCGACAAACTGACCGATATCGAAGTGAAACCGGTTCCGAAAGTTCGCAAGCCGCGGATCAACGCCCGTCAACTTACGCTCTTCCCCGGTGGATAGCCAGTATCAGGCCGGTTCTTCATCCATGATACATTCGTAGGTACTCTCATACACTTTGATGGCTCCCGGCAATGAATACCAGCGCGACCCGGTGCGTTCCAATTCCGTCGCCTTTTTCGATTCCACATGCCGTACAATCTCATGCAACCGCTTGAACATTGCGATACGTTCCGCCACCTTACCGGCCGTTCCACTCGTGTAATGGGTGTCATCAAAGCAGTCGATGCAGAGCTTCACGGTGATCTGGGCCGTTCCACGCTGGTAATCGTCGGTGACTGTCTCCCAAGCCACCTTGTCCACGCTGATCAGCACACAGGGGAACGTGACCGGGTAGGTATCTTCGTCGGTCTGCAGTTGCCCGTAATCTTCATCCACTAAAGTCAGTTCAAGCATGCCGTCAGCTACGGCAGTTTGTATCAAATTGAATAATTCTTCCATTCTAAAAGTCTCCTATCAATTTTTTAAGTTCCTTTTCAGTGTATTCGTTTATCTTTTGTTGCAACTCTTTGCTGTGCCCCATGAACTTGCGTTGCGGGATATGTACCCGTGAAGTCTGTTTGGGGGTCAGGGCGAGCCTTTTCCACATCCAATCTGCCGGGTTCATGGCAGACTCTTTACGTTTGCGCACTTTGGGCGAATCGCCTTTTTTGATTCCGGCGGCTTCGAAGAAACGGTGCCAGGCATAGCGTCTCATGCGTGGGGTGATCCGGTGGGTGACCACTCCTCCGTTGTTGTGGATGGGGGCGTATTTCACCTCGTTCGAGACGATGACCTTACCGGCACCGGCCTTGTAGGTGAATCCGCCATAGAGGTTGTTGCTGCCGCTCAGCAAGGGGGTACGGTTGTAGTAGGCAGCCTTGCCACCCTGTTCCTGCCGGCGTGTCTGTTTCCATTTCTGGACCGAACCGTTATCGCACCAGCCTCCCTCACGGAAGTTGCGCTTGAAATGACTGATCGCCATTTCGCCCACCCGCTTCGGCCATCGGCTGTCGCGGAAAGCAACAAGGGCGGACTTCTTTTGTTCCAGTTT